CTAACCAGTGTGCGACTAAAACACTTTCTTGGATGTTGGTTGGGGTTAACACGCCCCGCACATTACTGTGCAAAATGTGGAAAATGCAAAAGAATATTTATACACGAATACCAAGGTAGCTAAACTTGGCGTTACGTCGTTTTGTGAGTTTTTATGAATTTTTATATTGTTTTATTATTTTATTTGAGCGCTACATGTAATGGTGACTGATCACCATCGAGCCGTGAAGATTAAACTACACGCGAAATCCACAAAACACCATAGTGCCACTGATAGTGTAAACACCAGCAGTAACACCCTCTGAGGATGGGGTTCCCGAGCCATAAAGTTGAATCAACCCAACTTGACGATCACTATCATCAGCGGTGTCATTCGCCTGTTTCCAATCATTATAATAATCGGTAGGGCGAATACGCATGTTGCCAGTGGTGCCAAGAGAGGATTCTGTATAATGCACTGCTTGTGAAACCTCAGCGAGGGAGGTTGGGGGGTTGTCAATTCCTGTGTCGGACGGAATATAACTGGCCGCAATGAATGTGTTGGAGCTGCCACCAATGCCGGTGGCGCGCACCTGTACACTCAGGTCAGTAATCATCCATCGCGAACTAATTCCCGCCATTGCCAGGAATTGTGCACTAAGGCTATTCAGGAATATATAATCCCCCGTTGATGTCCCCTTGCCTAAAACAAGGAGCTTCCCAACCGTGTTTGAACCCGCGGAAATACCAAGAATACCCGTAAACTTGAACGGAGTAGTTATGGTATCGCCAGGAGCTCTGGGATAGTTGGGTGGGATTCGCGAGAATGGTTTAGTTAACGCGGTTCGACGTGTGTTACGTCGCCTATTTTTATTTGTTTTTGGTGCCATTGTAGATTGCGCTCTACGTACTATTTTTATATCGGTATGGGGGGAGTTTTATGTCTTTGGTCGTACCCGAGCCTTTATAGCTCGAGTCCTTGGAATATATGGCCAGAATTGTCTATTCCATCCGACACATCACCACTGAAGGAGTAACCATCGTAGTATTTCTCGATGGCCACCTGCTCGTCAGGAGTAATGCCCCAGGCTTCATAGAACTGCACGCGTGTCCATGCATCTGGCTCTCGGTACTGCTCATTCATGCCCTTGCTCATTAACTTCATGCCTGTAGCGAAAGTAGCATCACTAGTAAACTTACTAGATCGCATGCAACCTATTCGCTGGTAACATTTGTAAAAGTTTTGAACTACTGGCACACCACCAGTAAGGCTCAGACCTCCAGTACCCACTGCAGTGCACCACGCCTCCCGTGTTGCACCATTCCCAAGGTTGTGGACTGTAATTGTATCCTTTCTCAAGGAAGGAATCACATTCCTAACCATCCGACAGGTGTCACCGATTTCAATGGGATGCATCTGGCAAAATTCAATCTGGTGTAGTTGGTACACGGGCTCCTCCGCCACCATGCGAAATCCCATATCAATAAACCAACCATCTAACCCTTGATTGAACTTTTCCATGTCGTGTGACTCCATCATCACTACGCAATCATCACCATTGTTCATCAACTTCACCTCCACTCCTCTAGCCTCCGCATAAGCATGAACCATTGCACACATGAGTATACAATTACCTAATCCGGTATTCATGTCTCCTGAGAACCTTTTGCCTTTCACGCGGTATTTTAACTTACCATCAGGGCAAAATCCAGCGCCACGGTTATTCATCTGCCAGTTTAACAGCTTCTTAAGCTCGGCCGGGCTATGGAACAATTCCATATAAATGGAATGTTCCCAGCTCAGCGCTGCTGGAGAAACATGCATGTCAAACTTCGTGGCATCCAAACCTATAGCAACGGGCTTGGAGAATGATCTCCATTTGCCACGTGCTATTGCACCAATCTCATCAACGTTGAAACCTTTCATCACCGTCGGTCCATCTCCAAACACTCGTTTTATTCCGTCGTAAATCTTGTGCTCGGCTGCTTTGATGTATCTACCCAAGCTTAAATTGTATGCAGGATCTCTGGGTTGGATACATCGGGGGGCTTTGCTGGGGTTGACCAGCTCCATCTTGGTGAATGCTATGGACTTTGCATCCTCACGAGATAGACCGATTGTCGTCAGCTTCTTCAGAGCGTTCTCGTAAATTGTTCGTCGCCTGCCCGCATACGTCTCCACAGTTTCCTGCAAGGTAAATTTGGGGGTTCGACGAGTTTTACGTATGAGCGCACTCTTAAAGTTGCTTAGACGTGCCGCA